CATACTGGGGTATTCTTATGATACAAAAGAAAGAAAGATATATAATACTTACGAAGGAATCTTTATGGGACCAAAATTGGACCAAACACGATGTATGGACCTATACGAAATTCACAAACTTTGTTATACTATAGGAGTTGTAATAATAAATATATGAATAATCGTATGTATACGTATACACGTGAAAAACGCGAATACGCGTATATATATATTCTGGCAAAAAATCGGACAAATTGGACACACCCCCCCCATAAATCCAGTAATGACGTGGGTTCGTAGGCGTGTCCGAGGGTGTGTCCAATTATTAAATGAGAATGAGGTGAGAACATGGAAAAAGACATCGAGCGTTGGCTGGGAAATCAACTCAAAAATCTGGGGTGCATATATATGAAATTCGTATCACCGGGAAATGATGGAGTGCCGGACAGGATTGTAATCTTACCGGGTGGCCTAGTCGTGTTCGCTGAACTAAAAGATGAAAAAGGGCGATTAAGGCCCAATCAACGCGTGCAGATAGAACGGATGCGAAAGCTGGGTGCCAGCGTTTCCGTAGTTACCGGCAAATTAGGGGCTACTTTGTTTGTTGATGATATAAGAAGGGCGATTTATGGACTTTCATCCACACGAATATCAAAAGATAGCAATTCAAAGAATCATTGACCATACACACTATGGGCTGTTACTTGATATGGGATTGGGCAAGACCGTTTCTACATTAATCGCTATCGAGCAGTTAATGTATGATCAATTCGATATTAAGAAAGTGCTGCTTATCGCACCTAAGAAAGTAGCCGAATCGACCTGGACGCAAGAGGCTAACAAATGGAATGAAACAAGCTGTTTGAAGATAGCATCTGTGCTAGGTCCTGAAAAGGACCGCATCAAAGCCCTTCAAAGTGATTCGGATATCTATGTGATGAATCGTGAGAATGTGCAATGGCTGTATGAGTATTATCATAAGAAGCCATTTCCGTTTGACATGCTTGTCATCGATGAGAGTTCATCGTTTAAGAATCCACAGGCTAAGCGATTTAAGGCGATGCGTAAAATGAGGCCTTTCTTCAAACGAGTAGTCATTCTAACCGGTACACCGGCACCGAATACGTTAATGGATGTATGGGCGCAGATGTATTTGTTAGATGGAGGTAAAAGACTAGGTAAAACCCTTACTGAGTATCGATTACGATATTTTACACCGGATAAGACAAATGGACATATCGTGTACAGCTATCGACTACTACCAGGTGGCGATAAAGCGATATTCTATAAGATGCAAGACATCTGTATGAGCTTAAAAGCTAAAGACTATCTAAATCTTCCTGAACGTATCGAGAATGTCATCACGGTAGAAATGAATCCCAAAGAATGGGCACTTTACAAAGAAATGGAACGTGATCATGTCTTAAGCTTGGTTGATGATGACGATGTAAGTGCACTCAATGCGGCATCCTTGGCCGGTAAATTATTACAACTGGCCAATGGGGCTATCTATACCGATGAAGGTGAAATAATTATTGTCCATAATGAGAAGGTCGAGCGCTTGAAAGAATTGGTAGAAACAAATGAGGGTAAACCGATGTTAGTATTCTACAATTTCAAACATGACCTGCAAGCCATTAAGGAGGCCTTTCCGGAAGCTGTTGAATTAAAGACCGATGATGATGTGGCTGAGTGGAACAAAGGAAACATTCAAATGTTACTGGCACACCCCGCATCAGCTGGATATGGTTTAAATCTTCAAGCAGGTGGAAATATCATCGTGTGGTACGGGTTAACTTGGAGCTTGGAGCAGTACCAGCAAGCTAACGCAAGACTTCATAGGCAAGGCCAAACGCAACCTGTGATTATCCATCATCTGGTAACAAAAGGGACGATGGATGAGCAAGTGATGAAAGCGTTAGAGCGAAAGGAAGTAGGGCAAGATGCACTACTTGAAGCCATTAAATATCGTAAAGAGTTGTACAAGGAGTAAAGTATCATGCAAAAAAAATGTAGAAAGTGCGGTACGAAGTTTACGGTTAAAACTTCGGAAGATTATTGTCCGGAGTGCATGGAAGTTATGACGCCTCCGCCAGCAGGCACTAAATTAGAAGTTAGAGAGTGCGAAGGTTGCGGAGAGCCGTTTGAATATTTTAGAAAGCCACAGGGCCGACCACGTAAATATTGCCCTGATTGTGCAATTAAATTCTGTCATAAATCCAAGAAGGAAGTTGAGGAGGAAGCAAACATGACTACAGTAGACAGTAAAAAGACAGAAGAAAGACACATCGAAGACAGTAAAGAGACAGTAGATAGACAGAAGGAAGACAGTAACAAGACAGAAGATAGACAGAAGGTAGACAGTAAAAAGTTAACAGTGTATGTGCCAACTGATGAGCATATGGATAAGATGTATGGAAATATCAAACATGATGCCGTAAATCATCCCTCGCATTATACGAGGGGGAAGATAGAAGTGATTGACTTTATCGAAGATCAACAACTCCCGTATCATCTAGGTAATGTTATCAAGTACATCGCACGAGCAGGGTATAAGGGCGATAAGCTCGAAGACCTAAAAAAAGCACGGTGGTATTTGGATAGATACATCAATGAGGTGATGGGGAATGGAACACTTTAAACAAGGTGACTGCGTGTTAGTATCGAATGATAACAAACATTGGTATCATAGACACTTCTATCGTATTGATGATGTATGGGGCGGTACCGGTAAGGCGCTTGTGTATGCTGAGGGTAAAAGTCCATGGACGGTGAGTCGTAAGCACGAGGACCAATACAAACTGTACGAGATATGGAGTTATTGTAAGGGGGCGGAAGAGTGACCGATAAAGAGTACATGCAACAAATATTACGAATTGATGACCGCATAGATTCAATTAAGCGTGATATTGAGGCACAGATAGAACGTAAGGCGGATACCTTGTCCGCCACGGACTACAGCAAGGATAGGATATCCGGCGGGCATTGCGGCGATTTATCAGGTATAGTAGCTGGTATTGAGCAATGTGTCGAGCTGCAACGAAAGGAAATAGAAAGGTTAAAAGCCATTAAAGCAGAAGTCCGTTGGGTGATTAGCCAAGTACGGCCGAATGAGTTGGCGGTCCTACTGACTGAGCGATACGTACAGGGGAAGAGCTGGAAAGAGCTAGCAGGTATCTTATTCTATAGCGAGGCAAGAGTACGAGGCGAGCTACACGATAGGGCCCTGGTAGAGGTAGGACGTATACGTGCTAGATTGAAATAGCGTGGACAATACAAAACGATACAAAACAGTACATCGACATGTGGTATACTGTAGGTGTGAAAGTTGGGAAACTTCACAGGAAGTGAATAAGAAAAGGACGCCAGATGTACTTGGCGTCCTTTTGTATTATGCAGGTTTAATCAATATCATCATAGGGGGTACCTGTTCGTAATGCAAATGTAATCCTTTCAAATAACAAACTATACCAAAATAAATTCGCGACACCTATGAGATGTTTTCGTACAAAATAGAATAGCCTTGTTTAACTACAACCAATACACAATGTAAGAGATTTCCTTGACTACATAACTATATCAAATCACTACTCCTATGATGATATTGATTAAGCCTACAAATAAAATAGAATCTAACTGCCAATAGAAAGGAGAGAATAGTATGACAGATATTACTTGCCATATTAAAGATTGTTTGCATAACAAACGTAATAAGTGTACTGCTAATGCTATTGTCCTTGGCAGTAAAGGTAATTGCAAAGCCAAAGCCTTTGCTAAAGATATGATGAAACATTCACGCAAACAGCACTGGCGAGGGGGCATGTATGGGGGCTAGGGCCTCAGCCCCAATAGGGGGCCTTAAAGGTACTCCAAACAAAAAATATTTTCCGTGGGTCATCCGAACCCCGCGGAATAGCTAGTTAGTTATTTTTCCGAACTGCTGTTCGGCTTCAAAAACGGTCAACTTTTGGAAGGAGGCGAGACTGTGACGAACGTAACAATCGTTGACGAATTAGTATCATCTAAAATTGTGGCAAAAGTGCTCGGAATCAGCTCTCGACGAGTTCAGCAGTTGACTGAGGACGGTATATTTGAAAAGGAAAAACGCGGACAGTACAATATTGCGAAAACAGTACAAGCATTTATTGCGTATAAGACGGGAGAAAGTAAACTCGAAAAGAAAGCACGGGAAGGCGGATATGATGCAGAACGAACTTTGTTAACTCGAACTAAACGGATGATTGAAGAAAACAAACTGAAGATCATGAATGGAGAATTGCACCGCTCGAATACAGTTAAAGCCGTAATGAATCGAATGTTGAATAACTTTAAAAGTAAGCTCCAGGCGTTGCCGTTAAAAGCAGCCCCTAAAGTGTTAGGTGAGACAAATCTGTTAGTTATTCAAGATGCACTTCTCGATGAGGTGAATGAGTGCTTAACGGAATTGTCTGAATATGACCCTAATATGTTCCATGATGAGTCCGATGATATCATCGTGGATGACGACGAGGCGGGTGAAGGCGATTGAAACACACATGCAACCTGTTTAAAGGATTGGCCAGTGTATTAAAGCCACCGCCAAAGTTTACTGCGTCGGAATGGGCTAACGCTAATGTGGTACTTTCCACAGAGGATAGCGCTGAACCTGGGAAGTATTCCACCGATAGGGCACCTTATCAAAAGGAAATGCTTGATGCGGTGAGTGACCCTGATGTTGAAAAAGTAGTCTATATGACAGGCTCGCAAATTGGTAAAACCCAGCTCATTAAGAATGTGTTGGGTTATTTTATTGACTACTTTCCATCACCAATTATGTTCATGCAGCCTACAAAAGACATAGCTAAAGAGTTTTCCAAAACTCGTATTGCTCCCTTTATTCGTGACACAAAAGTACTGAACGATAAAATGGCCGATGTAAAATCTCGGGACAGTGGCAATACGGTATTGAATAAGACCTTTCCTGGCGGTTACCTGACATTAGTCGGTGCGAACGCTCCAGCAGATTTGGCATCCAGGCCAATTCGTGTGTTACTAGCGGACGAAATTGACCGATACCCTGCATCAGCAGGTACGGAAGGGGACCCTTTGAGCCTAGCAGAAAAGCGTACTAATACGTTCTACAATAGAAAGCATGTGTACGCATCTACGCCCTTGGCCAAAGGTACCAGCCGGATAGAGAAATTGTATCTAGGCGGTACGCAAGAGGTGTGGCATATTAAGTGCCCGGCTTGTGGCGAATATGTATATCCGTCATGGGATAAATTCCACGCAGACGAGGACACAGGCAAGTACTACTTGGCGTGTGATCATTGCGGAACACTATCCGAAGAGTTCGAGTGGAAGAAACTGTATCGAGAGGGCAAATGGATTGCGGAAGCACCGGAGAATTTGAAAAAGTACAATTGCCGTAGCTTTCACATGAACGCGTTTGGCTCGCCTTGGGCATCTTGGGGGAAACTGCAAGATAAATACGAGGAAGCCACTAAACTCGGAACGGCTGGCGTTAAGACATTCTTTAACACTGAAATGGGCATTCCTTATGAAGAGGATACAGAAACATTACAGTCTGAAGAACTCTATGAACGCAGAGAAGACTATGGCGCGGAGCTACCTGACGGAGTACTACTCTTAACCTGCGGCGTCGATACGCAGGACGACCGCTTAGAGTGTGAAATCGTAGGCTGGGGGAAAGATTATGAGAGCTGGGGTATACAATACTTCAGACTGTACGGAGACCCTGCTTATGATGCCGTATGGAAAGAATTGGATGATATTATTTTAAATCGAACATGGTCTTATGCAGACGGCAGAAAGCGTGGCGTATCAGTTACGTGTATTGACTCTGGCGGTAGTAAGACCCAATCGGTATATAAGTACTGCTCAACTAGATGGCATAAGCGCGTGTACCCTATTAAGGGTGTAGGCGGTGCGGGTAAAGACCTGATTGATGGCTTGCCTACTAAGCTGAAAAAGTACAAAACTAAATTATTTAAGCTTGGCGTAGATACGGGCAAGGAACAAATTTATAGCGACCTGAATCAAGAAAAAGGTCAACCAAGGTATTGCCATTTCCCTAAAGATCATGAAAAAGGGTATGGGAAGAAATACTTTGAGGGTCTGTTGGCAGAAATGAAGGTTTCTAAATTAGTTAATGGGCATTTCAAAGAGCAATGGGTGCTACGCCCAGGACGAAAAAGAAATGAGCCATTCGATATTAGAAACTACAATCAAGCTGCTATTGCTATTATGAATCCAAACTTCGAAGCTTTAGAGGCTCGGAATAGTAAGGAAGAGTATACGCCGTATCAGAATACGGCGCGAGTAGTGAAAGCGGGCGAGGCACCGAAGAAACGAACGAGACGACGTGTTAGAGGAGGAGGGATACGGTTATGACAATCCTACAAAGGATTATGGAAGAATTACATATTCGTGAAGTACACGAAATACCTACCGCTCTAACAAAGGCGTTGCTAGATTCGAATACCCGTTCGGTACTTTTGAAGGCGATAAAACCGTACTATTCGTATGAAGCGTTACTTGCTGAATTCGAAGAACATAGTGCAGATAGAAAAAACTATATGCAAGATTACACGCCACAATGCGTGCTAGATATAATCGGAGGTATTACCCCTGGCGGTAATGTTCGCGATGTGTGCGCAGGGATTGGCGGGTTGTCCTTAGCCAAATTTAAGGCAGATAATACCGTGACACTAAGGCTTGAAGAGTATTCAAAAAATGCGATAGCTTTTATGATGCTTAATCTGTTAATAGCTAATATAGATGCGGAAGTAGTAGAGAAGAACGTTCTTACCGGTGAGGAGCTTGCGTATTATAAAGTGGAATCCGCAGCATCTGGCTTTGGCCAAGTAGTTAAAGTAGATATGCTAGGAAGTAAAAAATATGACACCGTGATTAGCAATCCGCCATATAGTCAATCTTGGATTCCACAAATGGATGAACGCTTTGAGGGCTATAAATTAGCCCCAAAGAGTAAAGCTGATTTTGCTTTTATACTTGACGGACTTTATTCGTTAAATGCTTCTGGTACAGCAGCCTTTATCCTGCCGCACGGGGTGCTTTTCAGGGGACAGGCGGAGGGCGATATACGACGCAAGCTGATTGAGGATAATCTGCTTGATGCGGTCATTGGGTTGCCTTCTAATCTGTTTACTAATACAAGTATACCTGTATGCATATTGGTGTTTAAGAAAAATCGCGCTAACAAAGACGTATTATTTATCGATGCGCAAAAAGATTTTGTTAAGAACAAAAATAAAAACATAATGACCGCCGAACAGGTGGAAAAAGTAATTAAATCGTACAAGGACAGAGCAGAAATAGAGCGATATTCTAGTAACATTAGCGTGTCTACTATTTTAGATAACGACTATAATCTGAATATTCCACGCTATATTGACAGCTTTGAGCCGGAAGAAATACCAGATGCGGTACAGCTTGCTAAAGAACTTAACGAAATTAATCTAGAAAGTCGGACGTTGGGCTTAGAAATTGCGGAAATGTTAAAGCAACTAGTTTGTACAGATCCAGATGCACAGAAAGAGCACGATGAATTTGTAAAAGAATTTACAGAGTTTTTGGTATCCTCTGATAGCGCGTGTACAGTTGAGGAGCAAGAAGCCGTGATAAAAAAAAATAGAAGATGTTAAAAAGTATTTACTTCAAAAGATGTTTGTGTAATGTTAAGAAATTACAAAAGAATTAAAATTACGGAAGTCGCAGATATATTAGGTAGGTCTAAAAAGAATCAAATATATCCGGAGGGCTGCATTTGCTTACAGGTATCTGCTAGTAAAGGTGAATTGCTATATCTAAAAGAAGCGCAACAAGTTGATGCTAAATACGTAGTGATTCAACCACGAAACGTAATTCCCTATTATTTATATTTGATAATAGAAAAGGCAATGCCCGAATTTTTATATAAATATAGGCAAGGTCTAAATATATCAGCTCATGATATCAAACACATGGAGATATTGTGCCACACGGATGTGGAAACGCAGGATTTAATAAGCATGATGTTCCAATCTATGCATGGCACAAGTCTAAGCGCTCAATATGGGCGCTTTTTTAATGCGTGAAAGGAGGTGAAAGGATGGCAGAATGGACAATATATGAGGCAAAAGAGCACTTACAGGCGTGGCTAGAAGCAGATTTAGCGCTGGCAACAGGCAAAGAATACACCATAGGTAATCGTCGGTTAACTCGTGCGAATGTGCAAGAGGTGAAAGACCGCATCAACTTTTGGCGTAATGAAGTAGCAAGGCTCGAGAATAGACCTCGCCGTCGTGCCTATCGTGTCATTCCGCGTGATATATGAGTAAACGCAAGAAGCAGTTTATGAAAACCGCAGCAGGAAGGCACAAATCAACGCAGTATTCTGGGAGTAAAACAAACTCAGGCTATTCTAATCATGGCGCTAACAGTTTTAAGTCTAGCGCAAAGGGGTACCTGGTTAACTCTCAAGATGCAAGGCATGATATCGATGCTAACTTTAGGATGCTACGGGCAAGATCTGTAGACCTACAACAAGGTACACCGATTGCAGCGGGTGCGTTAAAGACGAATAAAACCAATGTTATTGGTCCGGGCCTACGATTTAAGGCTAATATCCGCTACGAGGAGTTGGGGTTAACGTTCGAAGAAAAGAACGCTTGGGAACGTAAGACCGAACGTGAATTTGCAATGTGGGCCAAGCACTGCGACGCACGCGAACAGACTGATTTCTACGGAGTTCAGGCTCTAGCGTATTATGAAAAACTGTTGTATGGCGATGCATTTGTAAATTTACCGCTGTTGTTTAATCGAACAGATAAGAACCCGTATCCTTTACGATTGCAGATTGTCGAATCAATTCTTGTGGCTTCTCCGCCTAAATATATGGGACGAGAAGAAGATGAGAATAACGATGTCATTCACGGTGTTAAGTTCAATAAATATGGCGCAGCCGTTGGATTCTACGTATTAAATAAGCTGTACAACTCTTTTAACGATGATCATGACTACACATATATTCCGAAGTACGGCACACAAACCGGACGACGTAATATTATCCAAGTTATGACGATTGAGCGAAGTGGCCAGTTGCGGGGCATCCCTATCTTGTCCCCGGTAATTGAGGACTTGAAAGTACTTAGCCGGTACAATGATGCGGAAGTCATGAAAGTATTAGTTAATGCATTGATGGCAATCTTCATCGAATCAGAAGCACCGGACGATATGTCACTAGGGACTGCTATCGATGAGGATGATCAAGTGGATGCCGAAAGCGATGAAACAATCGAATTAGGTAACGGTACTGTAAATGTATTGGCGCCAGGTGAAAAAGTGAATGTAGCCGAAAAAACGCCGATACCAACGAGCTTTGCAGATTTTACGTCTTCTCTTATTAGCCACGTAGGTGCGGCGCTAGAAATTCCCTATGAAATTTTAGTTAAGCACTTTGGGCAAAGTTACTCTGCATCAAGAGCGGCGTTACTCGAATATTGGAAGTCTGTTGAAACGCAACGTGCCGAATTTATTACTCAATTTTGCAATCCTATTTACGAAGAGTGGCTTACGATGGCCATTCTATTAGGTCGCATTGATGCGCCAGGTTTCTTTGATGACCCAATCATTCGAGAAGCATGGCTAGGTGCTGAGTGGTACGGGCCATCACAAGGCCAATTAGACCCACAGAAGGAAGCTACTGCAGCAGAAATTCGTGTTAAGAATGCATTTAGTACTCGTGCTAAGGAGGCGGCAGAGCTTACCGGCATGGACTATGAAAATGAAATCTTACCACAACGTATTCGAGAACACCAATCTATGGATGAAGGAGGCTTGTTGAATGAACAAGGACAACAAATTTCAGTTCAAAATTCGAACTCCGCTAAATCTGATTCAGGAAGCGGAGACGATTGACGTCGATATTTACGGCGTAGTCGTGAATGGGGCCGGTTATTGGGACGAGGATACAGGCGTTTCTAACGTATTATCACAACTCCAAGGCTTGGATCCGTCTCAAAACATCGTATTACATGTTAACTCTGTAGGCGGTGAAGTATCTGCAGGCGTTACAATCTACAACCGATTGCGCGCCTTGAAAAATAAAAAATCTGTTATCATCGAAGGCCTAGCGGCATCCATTGCTTCTATTATTTCAATGGCAGGTGATGAAATTCATATGGCTCTGGGTAGTGAAATGATGATTCATAACCCTAGCTCATATGCATTTGGCGAAGCAGATGATTTTGAGAAAGCTGCGGAATCGTTACGCAAAACCAAAGAAAATCTTATCGATATTTACGAATCCCGCACCGGGTTAACTCGTGAAGAAATCGCAACCATGATGGATGACGAAACTTGGTTAACAGCAAGGGAAGCATTGGAAAAAGGGTTCTGCACAAGTGTAGATGAATCCTTGCAAATGGTTGCATGCCGTAAAGGCACTGACTTAATTGTCAATGGCTTACCAATGAGTATGGATGTACTCAAAGGGTTGCCTGTTGATAAATATGAAGAGAAAGGAGAGGAGCCAATGGAAGTAACTGCTGAATTGTTACGTACAGATTATGCGGAAGTATATGATGAAGTATTTAATGCAGGTGTTGCTGCTGAACGTGCACGTTTACAAGCCCTTGATGGGATTAATAATGAAGCACGAGCTGAAGTCATCAATCGCGCTAAATACGAAACATACGCTACTGTTCAAGATGTAGCTGTTGAATTACTCAATATGCCACAACCTGAACAACCAACTAATCAATTACAGCAATTAATGCAAGATGCTAACAATGCATCTAATCAAGTTGACACGGTCCCTGGTCAAGTGCTTGACGAGGATATCGATGATTCTGAAAAAACAATGCAAATTGTTGATCGTGTAATGAAAGCACGCAATAAGAAATAAGGAGGGCAGACAATATGCCATACGTGGAAGAACAAAAATTAGAGTATAAACCTCTAATCGCTGGCACGCAAATGCCAGTCGTTACTAAGAAAGTAACAATCGGTCAAGATGCCGCAGTAATCAAAGCGGGCACAGTATTAGAATTAGAAGCTACTTCTAAAAAAGCTAAACGTGCGGATACAGATGTATACGGTGTAGCGTTAGCTGATATTGATGCTACGAAAGGCGATGTAGTAGCCGAAATTGCTGTAACCGGTGAATTTGCTACAGCTAATTTAGTATTCAAATCTGGTAAAAAAGCGGAAGACTTCACAGCGAAAGCTGAAGCCCGCAATATTTATTTCCGTTAATAAGGAGGATACATGGATAATATTTACGCACCAAAAACACTTGCTGCGGTGGTTCGTCGTACTCCCGATGTGCCATCCTTTTTGAAAGACTTATTTTTTAAAGATACAAAAACATTCTTAACAGAAACAGTTTCTTTTGACATTGTAAAAGGTCGCCGTACTATTACACCTTGGGTGGCACCTAACTCTACAGCACCTTTATCTCAACGCACAGGCATGACTACAACCACGTATAAACCTGCGCAAAAGAAAGAAAAACGCCCTATCACAGAAAATGATATCAAGGTTCGTTTAGCAGGTGAACAGCCATTTGCGGGCACTGTAACTCCTGAAGAACGTGCTATCCAACTTTTAGCGCAAGATACACAAGAATTAAAGGATAACTTGGTACGTTCTCAAGAAGTTATGGCGGCAGACGTATTACTCAATGGTCAGGCACACATCAAAGGCGAAGGCATTGATGACGTTGTAGACTTTAATTTTACAAATAAAGAAACATTATCTGGTACTGCGCGTTGGGGCCAATCTGCTGCAGAAATTGTGGCTAACATTATCAAATGGAAAAAGAAATGCTTGAAAGCATCCGGCTTTAATCCAAATACGTTGGTCATGAACTCTGAAACATTAGAAGTAATGCTTTCTGATAAAAAAATCTTGGCATTATTTGATAATCGTCGTACAGAAATGGGTCTTTTGCAATTCGAACAAATGGCGGAAGGTGCTGTATATATAGGTTTCATGGGTGGCCAAATCCAATGTAACGTATTTACTTACGATAATTATTACGTAGATCCAACAGATGGCCAAGAAAAAGAAATGGTACCTACCGGTAAATTGTTGGTAGCTTCTGATATGGCTAAATTTACTAAATTGTATGGTGCGAATACAATCATCCCTGGTGAAGGTATGGACTTTGTAACCTATGAAGGCGAATATGTATTACGTCGATTGGTTAATCGTGACCCAGATGCGGTATTTTTAGAATTACAATCTCGCCCTATTTACGTTCCATTTGATGTAGATTCCTACTTCGTAGCGGACGTATTGTAATTGAAAGGAGGTAAGACTAATGCCTGTACAAGCTAAGCATGCGATTAATACCGGCGATTATGTGTATAATCCCGGTGATGTTATTTCCGATTTAACTGCAGATGAGGAAGAGCGCCTAATTCGATTAGGCGCAGCTGTTGTAGTTGGTGATAAAAACAATGCAGAAGACTCGTTAGCCGAAGCTCTTGGCGTTATGACGAATGCGGATATCGCTGGTTATGGTAAATCTATTGGTCTTGACTTTGCAAGCAAAGCCACAAAGGCGGATATGATTTCCGATATCCTTGCTTCCGATGCGGACGTCAATTTGGAACTCTTATCTGATGAAGCACTTCGCGTAATGGCATCTGCTGAACAATTGGATATTCCTGAAAACGCTACTCGTGAAGAACTCATCGACATCTTAGGTGAATAATCATGGGATTTAAGGACTTTGCGCAAAATGACATTGAAAAGGTGTTTATCAATTCCAATGAATTTGCCGAAGTACATAACTTAAATGGTACGCAATGCTATGCGGTGGCAGAAGGTCTTACCGATAAGCAACATGTCGAAATCATGGGCCAGGATATTGACGGGTTGATTTACGATACGATTATAGTACACGTGGCCAAGCAGGATTTACCTGAGGTGCCGGAGTACAATCAAATCTTTCGATTCAACGGCCGCATCATGTTGGTTCAATCATGTGAAGATGACATGGGTATGCTAAGCATTGTCCTTAGGGGGAATAACTCGTGAGTGTAACTATTGACATAAAAGGGCTGAAAAACGGGTTGGCTAAGATAGACGCATTAGTTGTTGGTACTCCGAAGACTACTGCAAAAGCTATCAACAAAGCGTTGCCTAAAATCAAAAAGGCTACAGTTGATCGTGTTAACGAAGAGTACCTAGTTACTAAATCGAATATCAATAAAACCATAAAGGTGGATAAGGCAGGCATGACTTTATCTGCCTTTATTCGTTCAAAGGGTAGACCGATAGCTCTTACTAAATTCAGAGTTACGCCAAAAAGTCCGCCTAAACGGAGAGGGCGCATAGTCAAAGCGCAGGTAATGCGGAACGGTGGCGGAGGGCCAATCCCTAATGCTTTTATTGCTCGTATGAAGAGTGGACATATCGGGGCGATGTATCGTAAGGGTGCAGACAGGTATCCGATAGGGCAATTTCACGGCCCATCAGTACCAAGCATACTAGGTGATGCCAAGATATCCGCTTTTGTTGGGAATAAAGCAGAGCAGGAATTGCAAAAGCAAATGGAACTCGCGCTCGACGCATTAATAGGAGGGTAATCGATGACACCTACGCAATTAGCAACCGATTTGGGGGCGTTCCTAAAACAGGTGCACGCCAACTATTTTAGCGACGACGCACAAGTAAAGGGGAATCCTTTATTGGTTGTACCGGGATTTTTAAAAATGAAAGAATCATCCAAGGAGGACCAATATCCACATCTTGTTATTCGAATTAATAAGATTGAAGATACCTTGCAGGGGTCAACTGTCCAATTGTTTCTAATCCATGGCGTGTACTCCGAGGACGTGGAAAAGGGTTGGATGGAGATTACCAATTTCTTAGAAACCACACGGCAAGCATTACTGGCTCATCCTGTTATTGCTAAGCGATACCGTTTAGTGCTGGATGATAAACACGGAATTGATACCGACATCCCTCCGGATCAAGCGTATCCGTATTGGGAGGGATTTATGACGGTTAAATATGATATCGAACAAATACGAGAGGAGATGATTATTTAATGGCAAAAGCTGATGCACCAGTTGAAGTTGTAAATGAAGCAATTGAGACTGCGGAAAAAACAGTTACATCTAAAGATGCTAAACAAGTAATCTACTTAGGCCCTAATAGTGCTGAATTAGGTCTTTCCACAGGTACCGTTTATATTGACGGCATTCCTGCTACTGTAGGTGAAGATAAAGCAATGCTACGCTTATTGTTTGTGCCAATTAATAAGATTGCAGAAGCACAACAAGAATTAGCAACAGAAGGTACAGCGATGAATACCGCTTACCTTGAATTTAAAAAAGGAGGTCGTAGATAGTGGGAAACTATAGACACGGAATTTATACAAGAGAGGTCCCTACTTCTCTTATTTCTATGACAGAAGCTACGGCAGCCTTACCGGTTTATGTTGGCACCGCACCTGTGCACTTAGCTACAGACCCTGCGGATGCTAATAAGGCTGTGTTGTGCTACAACTACGCATCTGCCACTACTCAATTGGGCTACTCTAAAGAATGGGATAAATACACGTTGTGCGAAGCTATGTATTCCCAATTCTCGTTGTTTGGAATGGCGCCGGTTGTTTTTATTAATGTTCTTGATCCGAAGAAACATAAGAAGACTTTGGCATCAACGCAAAAACAAATTCAGGATAAAGTCGTGACAATTGAAGACCCCGTATTACTCAACACGTTAAAGGTATCTGCTACAAATGGGGGCGCGGCAGCAACTATCAATGTTGATTACACAGCGGCATTTAACGATGAAGGCAAATTGCTCATTGGGATTGTATCTACAGGGGCACTTAATAGCGCAACATCTGTTTGGGTAACTTATGATTACGTAGACCCATCTATGGTAACTGCCGACGATATCGTAGGCGGTGTGGATACAGAAGGAAAACGAAAAGGGTTGGAACTTATCAATGAAGTATTCCCTCGCTTTGGTTTAATTCCTGGTAACTTATTGGTGCCAGGCTGGTCTCATAACACGCTTGTAGCAGCAGTTATGAAAGCAAAGGAAACTACTATTAATGGTATGTTCCAAGCTATGTCCTTATGTGATGCCCCTACCGATGAAATTAAAAAAGCAACTGCAGTTAGCGAATGGAAAAATAAAAAGAACTACGTCGATGAACGTCAAATCTTATGTTGGCCAAAAGTAGCATTAGCTAATCGTCAATTCCATTTATCCACACAACTCGCAGGTCTTATGGCTAAAACAGACGCCAAATATGACGATATCCCTTACAAGTCTCCATCTAATGAGTCCTTGCAAGCGGATAGCGCTGTGTTGAAAGACGGTACTGAAATCTATTTAGGTCCAGATGAAGCCGCGTATTTGAACGGCCAAGGTATCGTTACTGCGCTTAATTTCATCGGTGGTTGGAGAGCCTGGGGCAATCGTACCACAGCGTACCCATCTAATACAGATGTTAAGGATTCTTTTATTCCTGTACGCCGTATGTTTAACTGGGTATCCAATACGTTGATTACTTCCTTCTGGTCTAAAATTGACGACCCAGGGAATAAACGATTGATTAATAACGTAGTGAATAGTGCCAATGCATGGCTAAATGGTCACGTAGCATCCGGCGCACTTCTTGGGGCCCGCGTTGAATTTTTGGAATCTGAAAACCCTACAACAGATTTGTTGAACGGAATTTATCGATTCCATGTATATTTAGGTGTGCCAACACCGGCTCGTGAAATCGACTTTATTCAAGAATATGATTCGTCTTACATGAGCACATTATTTAATTAAGAGGGAGGTAACTCATGGCTAAACATAGAGATAAGTTGATTGACTTTGCCATTTTTAGCTCTGGCAGAGAATTATATGGTTACGCCGATGTAACCTTACCTGATATCGAATTTATCAGCGATACCATCAAAGGTGCCGGTATTGCCGGCGAAGTTGATTTGGGTGTACTTGGTCAAACTAAGGCAATGAACATGTCCATTAAATGGAATACCATTGACAAAGATGTGACCGACCTTGCTAGTCAAAAGGTACATGATATCGAAATTCGTGGCGCACAACAATTATATGACTCTGCAAAAGGTGAATTAGTGCCAGAAGCAGTCAGCGTATATGCTAAAGTGATGCCTAAGAAAATCGGTCTTGGCAAATTTGAACAGGCAAGTAAAACAGATACCTCTACAGAGTTTGAAATTGTATATTTCAAAATGACTGTTGGCGGTAAAACTCGTACTGAAATTGATAAATTCAACTATGTTTGTGTAATCAATGGTGTTGATTACTTAGCATCCGTAAGGGAGGCATTGGGTAAATAATGGCTACATATGATCGCGAAAAACTAATTGACGGCTTAAACAATTTAACTGGATTTGACTTCACAAAGGCGGAACTTCGTGTCCGCCGTGAAGGCGATATGACCCCGGACGTTACATTTTCTAAACGGTTTCAGGCAGAAGTTGCCGCCATAGCATTAAAGGAAAGTGCAAAGGTATTAATGACAATGCCAATCTCTGAATTCACTGAAATGTGCGCAGAGGTAAGCGTTTTTTTATTGCGTGGTTCGGTAGAGAAAATGGGACTTCTCCCGGACAACAATGCCGAAGAATTGCCATCCGGCTTAGAGAATGCGGAGGCATAGACTTTTGGATGTCTACCCCAATTGCTGAAATAGCAGATTGGATAGACGATTTAGAATTTGTACTTGAAGATGAAAAGCGCTTGAGGGAGGAAGAGGACTAATCCATCAAGCGCTTTTTGCGTACACAAATTTAAAAGAAAGGAGGAACTATGGCGGGTAAAGTATTTGAGATTGCTTTTGCTATAAACGGCGCCTTAGCCCAAGGGTTTAGAACCTCGATGCAACAAGCCAAAGGCACGTTGACGCAATACGGTTCTAAAATGACTGAGCTGAAAGCGCAACAAAGGGCTTTGGATTCTGCATTAAAGCAAGGCGTTATATCCATGGACTCTTACCGCAACGCAACGGAGAAAGTTGGTAAGGCGCTAGACCAAACGGCAGCTAAAGACGCAAAACTCAGAAAAGCAATGCAAAATAAAATTGCCGCTGACGCTAATGCTAAAAGTGCTCGTAGTGATTTAGGTAGTACTATGGCCACTACTGCAGTTATGGCCGCGCCTCTCGTCGGGATGCTATCTAAAGCGGCAGACTTTGAAGCAGTGATGTCAAAGGTAAAGGCAATCACCGTATCTGACGATAAGGCAATGCAACAATTGACGGCCACCGCTCGCGAACTCGGGCAAAAAACTATGTTCTCCGCCACACAAGCAGGCGAAGCCATGACATATCTAGGCATGGCTGGTTGGAACTCTCAACAAATCATGGCAGGTATGCCAGGGCTTTTGAACTTAGCAGCAGCTAGTAATACGGATTTGGCACGTACTGCGGACATCGTATCCGATGACCTTACTGCGTTTGGATTAAGTGCTGAACACGCAGGGCATATGGCGGACGTATTCGCTAAGACTACCACCAAGACAAATACAACTGTCGAGATGATGGGCGAAACAATGAAGTACGCAGCGCCAGTAGCGCACGCCTTTGGTGCCAGCTTGGAAGAAACGGCTGCACTTACTGGGCTTATGGCCAATAGCGGTATTAAGGCATCTGCAGCCGGTACTGCATTACGTTCAGGGTTCTTGCGCTTAGCGGGTACTTCCTCTAAATCGACTAAAGCGATTGAGGAAATGGGGCTTTCATTAAGTGAAGCAACGGCACAACAAGAAGAAGCAAGAGCCGCATTAGACAGCCTGGGTATTGCTATGAATGATACCAATGGGCCACGCAAGATGAGCGCTATCGTTCGCGACTTAGCAGATAAGACCAAGGATATGAGTAAGGAACAAAAGCTTGCTACGCTTGCGACTATCTTCGGTACCAATGCCGCATCAGCTTGGGTATCTGTTATTGATCAAGGACCTGATGCGTTAGATAATTTAACGAAGGAACTCGAAAACAGTGACGGCGCTGCTGAGGAAATGGCTAATACGATGCAAAATAATGCACGCGGAGCACTAATTAAACTTTCATCTGCAACTGAATCAGTAGCAATCGCAATCGGTAGCACAATGTTACCTACTCTAGCAAAACTAGGTGAATCTCTTGCAAATGAAGCTGCTTACGTCGCTGAGGTTGCGGGGCAACATCCGGAGCTTACGGAAGCCATAATCAAAACAAGCGTAGCTGTAGCCGGCATGGTAATTGCTTATAAAGCAGTGAAAGCGGTTTACTTCAGCGTAACGGCGGCTCATGCCGCTTATCGGCTTATGATGGAATCGGAACGTGTGGCAACTATGCGCAATGTGATTGCATCGGGCATCCATAAGGCAGCGATGATAGCAGGTACAATTGCGACCTATGCGGCCGCGTCGGCGCAATGGTTGTTAAATGCGGCGATGAGTGCTAATCCGATAGGATTGGTGATATTAGCTATTGCCGCATTAATTGGTGTTTTGGCGTGGTTAGTCACTCATTTTGAAATTGTGTCAGATTTCTGTACATCAATGTGGGAATCTCCTACAGCTGCCATCATCGCTTTCATGGCAGGCCCTATAGGATGGCTGATTTATGCGGCCATGGGGTTAATTGCTAACTGGGACCAAGTGAAAGCCTGGTTCACTCTATTATGGGAAGACCCTAAAGCCGCGCTCGGCCAATTCTACGACTGGGTGATGAGTAAACTCGGAGGTCTGTTTGATTGGATTAGTGAAAAATGGGAATGGGTTAGATCCATTTTTAGTAAACCAATTCAAGCAAGAGTAGAAGGCACGGCAACAGCTAATGGACAATCCGTACAACATAACGCGAAAGGCGGTATTTATGGCAAAGGAGCATTCCTTACTACGTTTGCCGAAGAATCTGATGAAGCTGCCATTCCTATCAATGGTACACCAAGGGCCGAAGCCTTATGGCGTCAAACTGGTGCTATGATGGGGCTTTTCCCCGGTGAAGGCAACTCTGCAGTATCTGTATCAGCACCAATCAACATCACTATTAATGGTAATGCGGATGCAAGTGCTGTACAACAAATTAAAAGTGCTGTAGGCGGAGCGACGGATGACCTAGAAGCAAGACTTGCTGAAATCCAAAATCGGAAAGGGCGTGTAAGCTATGCCTAGTAATTTGCGATATGTTACCGTCAAACTGCAGTATGACCAAAAGGACATCACACAAGACCTGGTTCCGTATTTAAAGGATTTCAGCTTTAACGATGTAATGTCTGGCGAGGCTGATGATATATCAATTACACTACATGATATAGAAGAGCTTTGGATGTCCGATTGGTTCCCTGAAAAAGGGGCTAAGCTAACCGCATCAATCGTATTCCACAACTGGAAAGAACTCGGGGACGAGATAGAGATGAAATGCGGGCAGTTTGAAATTGATGAAATTACTTGTAAAAACCCACCGCACGAGGTCACTATAGGGGCTGTTAGTGTTCCAGATGAATCTAAGTTAAGAGGGGAATTAAAGAGTAAGTCCTGGGAGAAGACGACTCTAAAAGCTGTTGCGGAGGAGCTCGCAAAAGGTGCGGGGCTTGAATTGTTTTATGATACACCCGAAACAATCAATTTAGATAGGGTCGAGCAATCGGACCAATCTGATTTAGAATTCTTGATGAAAGTCTGTAAGGATAATGGACTGGCATTAAAGGTTTCAGATAAGCAAGTAATTATTTTTGATGAAACAAAATTTGAAACAGAAAAAGTAGTTGCAACGCTAATCAAGGGGCCGATGCCTACAGACCTTACAGAAGAACAAATTAAGGAACTAGGGGAAATCATCCCCTATCAGGGTAGCTACTCGTTAAAGACATCGTTAAAGGATGTGTATTGGGGGTGCCACGTAAAGCACAAAAGCACTAAGCAAAAGAGTACTATCGAATATACGTTTAAGGACCCTCACAAATCGCAAGGCAAGATGCTACAGGTTAACCAAAGTTGTGAGACTCAGGCAGAAGCCGAACGTTTGGCCAAGAAAAAGCTACGAGAAAAGAACAAGAATGAAATCACTGGTTCAGTCGCTATGCTTGGTCATATCGTGTTGGCTGCATCAGCCACAATCAATTTAAAAGGATTCGGTAAATTCGACGGTAAGTATATCATTAGTAAATGCTCCCATAAGGTTGGGGGCGGATATACGCAAAGCCTAGATATAAGGAGGTGTCTAGATGGATATTAGTGTGGCGTTAAAAAATTTAATTCGTGACGGCATCGTATCTAGTACGGACCCTTCAACTATGACAGCAAGAGTAACATTTCCGGACCGTGACGATTTAGTATCGTATCCACTTGAAGTACTTTCACACGGATCACAAAATAATAAACACTACTGGATGCCAGGTGTTGGCGAACAGGTATTGTGTTTATTTCTACCTCAAGATAATAATTTGTCCCAGGGCTATATCTTAGGCACTACGTATAATGCCAAGGATAAGCCCTCTTTTAATGGGCAGAATATCCACGGCATCAAATTTGCGGACGGCTCGACCGTGTCATATGATGCGGACGGTGGAGGCCTTGTTATTAATTGCACCGGTAATTTAACTATCAATGCTCCTTCAGGGGATGTAGTGGTTAACGGAATTAGTTTAGTATCTCATACACATGGTGGCGTCGTTCCTGGTGGCGGTAATACAGGAACGCCGAATTGATAGGAGGTGAGTAACATATCATTATTTAGTAAATTAGGCAGTACTGCTGCCAACTATAAGAAGAACCTTAATTCACAAGGTTTAAAGAATTTACAAAATACACAATTAGGCGATGTGGCTTACTCTCGCCTATCTAATTTAGCGGATAAGTTTGGCTTGGGTGGATACTTGCCGCAACGCCAATTAGGAAGCTTTGGAAAAATTGTGTTTGTGGCATCCTCCCATACGGTGCGTACGTTCGATGCGTTGGCACGGAATATCAGTGCACGAACAGCGTCTCAAGAAATCATAGGGCAAAAGCCAATACTTGAATTCCTAGGGCCTGATGCCGATGAAATTTCTTTTACAATGAACTTTAATAAGCTATTGGGCGTTGATCCTTTAAAAGAAATTGAAGAGGTGGCCAAGATGTGCCGTGAAGGGCAGGCCGAACAGTTGATTATTAACGGTAAGCCCTTTAGTGAACACAAATTACTGATTACGAGTATAAGCGCAGCAATGAATACAATTGATAATCGAGGTAATGTATTATCCGCATCTATTAATGTAACGCTGAAGGAGGCTCCCGATATTCCTAAAGTTGTAATCACACCTAAACAAGGAGGCGATACAAATGCAAATTGACGTAAGCGCTCGTCTTGACGGCATTGATTTTGCCCCTAAGGATATTCTTACTGAGATTATTCAAAATGTGCGAACCATTATTTCTACAACGCAGTTTTCTGTACCGCTTGATAGGCGATTCGGTATAGATGGTACTGTTATTGACCTACCATTGCCAGTAGCAATGGCCAGAATATCTGCAGAGGTGATTCGGGCCATTACTGAATATGAGCCCCGCTGCAGAGTTGTATCAGTAGACTTTGAAAGTACAGAAGCAACTGATGCGGAAGAAGGACATTTGATACCTAAGGTATCTATTGCCATAAAAGACGAATGGCTAGAAAGTGTAGGTGGCTATGAATCAGTATAGAACCATCCAAGGAGATATGTGGGACGGTATCGCATTTAAAGTGTATGGTAGCGAAGCCTATATGAATGTGCTGTTAGAAGCCAATCAAGAGTACGCTCAATATGTGATATTGCCTGCTAATCTTATTTTGAAATGCCCTGTTGTAGATATAAGGGCGACTATTAATTTACCACCGTGGAGGCGATAATAATGAACTTACCTGAAATCAACTTTGTCACGGCGGATAAAGAAGCCGTTGAAAAGGAAATATTCGCCCTCTACTCTTCTATTACTGGGCGAAAGTTAGCACCAGCGGATCCTGTCCGCTTATTCCTATTAGCGATTACCAATATTGTGATTTTATTGCTTAACCGCATCAATGATACAGGCAAGCAAAATCTTCTGGCCTATGCTAGGGGAAATAACTTAGACCATATCGGCATTGCGTTAGGCGTGGAACGCTTACAAGCTACGGGTGCAGTCACTACTATGAAGTTAACCGCATCAATGGCACGGCCTGAAGGTATAGCTATTCCAAAAGGTACACGCTTTACTTCCGGTGATAATGTGTTTTTTGCAACTACTGAGCCTTACTACTTATCGGCTAATGAAACCACGATACAAGTAAAGGCGACATGCACAGAAGCTTCAGCTAAGGGGAATGGCTACCCCGTAGGGTCGATTACTACTCTTGTGGATCCAATCCCATATATCGCTAGTGTAACAAATCTTACAATCTCAGAAGGAGGCGCCGATACGGAGAAAGACGATGCTTTTCGCGAACGTATTAGGGAAGCACCTGAAAGCTTCTCTTGTGCAGGCGCGGAAGGGGCCTATGAGTTTTTCACTAAAAAAGCATCCGCTCTTATTAGTTCCGTAAAGGTGGTATCACCTAAGCCTGGAGATGTAGTAGTATATCCAGGTCTTGTATCTGGTGAAATTGCAGGGGAAGAAATTCTTAAATTAGTAGAAGCCACACTCACCGATAAGAAGGTGCGGCCACTTACTGATAATGTGTCAGTGAAAGCACCAATTGCTAAGAATTATAGTATCGATATTCAATACTACATTGATACGGAGAATTCATATTATGCGGACACGATTAAAAGCCGTGTGGATGCAGCCGTTACAGATTACATACAATGGCAATCCGGAAAAGTAGGGCGTGATATCATTCCGTCTGAATTAATCCGACGTGTAATGGAAGCCGGGGCCAAGCGTGTTAGTGTGACATCCCCTATATTTACCGTTGTAAAAGACGGTAAGAAAGAGGACGGATACCAAGTGGAATTGGCTCAATGCACAGGTAAGACCATCACATATGGAGGTGTAGAGCATGAATGATCTCTACAAATTCAAATTAAAGGATACGCTGCCGAGCTCGATTGCTAATGATGCTAATGTTCGGGCCTTAGCTGAAGTGGTTACGTTGAAACTTATGGCGTTGATGCCTTTCGTGGATAGACTAACTATCTTGTCGCATCTTAATGAGTTAAGCACGCCAATACTAGATGAGTTAGCCTGGCATTTACACGTTGACTTCTACGATGAAGCTGTAGCGAGAGAACAAAAGATTAAATTAATCCTAAGTTCTATCGCTTGGCATCGAAGAAAGGGCACCGTTGGATTAGTTGAGGAAGCTATCGGCGAATTGTATTCAGAATGTGAGGTTGTGGAAAACTGGGCTTATGATGGCGGCAAGCCTTATCATTTTAAGATACAGATGTCCGGTTATATGATGACACCTAATATTCGAGAGCGCGTGCTGCGTATATTAGATTTCGTCAAGAATAAGCGGTCCTGGCTAGATGGTATCGAATATGTGCACTCTATTAATTCAGGAGGCGTGTATGTCGGTGGTATTGCAACGGCTGCAGGCAGTGCTGTAGCTGAACCTAGCCTTAAAATCTCGACAGGTCCACAAACGCAACAAATTTATATCGGAGGTGTAATTACTGTTCACCAATTTATTCATATATAGGAGGTATACATGGCGAAATATCCTGCCGTCATTACAACAATGGCGGGGACAAATACTATTGCGGAAGCTAATGCAAGTAAACAGGCTTTGATTTTTACAAAAATTGTTATCGGTGCAGGCGATATGCCCGCATCAATTCCACGTGCTACGGCGTTGACTGATAAGCGTTTAGAATTAGCGATTACTAAAAGCGTTAAGACGGGTGACGGCCAATTCATGGTACAAGGTCTACTATCGAATAAAAACCTTGACGCCGGTTTTTATGCTAGGGAAATTGGCCTTATGGCAAAAGCTGGCGAGAATGGACAAGAGGTGCTTTTCTCCTATACAAATGGGGGCAACTACGTTGACTACATCCCGGATAAGAATACGCCGATGGATAGCTACACATTTACGATTACTACTGTGGTTGGTAATGCGGAAAAGGTGCAAGCAATCATTTCCGATAATGGGGTAGCCTCTGTGCATGATCTGGAAGCACATAATACGGATCCAAATGCACACGGTGGGTTACTTCAGAATTTAAAGAATCAATTAGCTACTCATAAAGTAACTTTATAATACCTTTTACTTTTCCTCCGTTCGTCGCAGTCACTAACATAGCGCCGTCAACGTTAGATAATGATAATTGGACGAGTAGTGCCGTTAAAGAAATAACAATAAATAACTTCACTTATATGTCTGCACAAAATAACGTTACCTCTATACGTTGGGGTGCTATTGGATTTTAGCCAATGGGGACAGACTTCTCACAATACATCAGAATATCAATCAAAAGCAATATTACCTATTAGATTTAGTACGCCCTTTAAGGCGATTGGCTCAGTTTTTGATTCGGTAGGCATGGCGAGTACCAACAATTATGATGATGCAATAAAGTTAACATCAACCGATATTGCATTTAGATTTTATGGACATAATTATATTGCCATAGGATTGTCTTAACCAATGGGTAAAAACTAAAGAGACTGCACAGAATAGCCCGTTGCCTTTCCCTATATCATATAGTACAGATTTCATTGCTGGGGTTGCTTGCTTCAATGACGGCCCTACCAGCTATGCTCCTTGGACTAAAATAAATAATAAAGCAAGCTATTTTGCTGGGTTAAGTGGAGATTGGAGTCCGTATTATGTAAATAAGGAAATAACTTGTATATTCGTAGGGATATAGCCAATGGGGACAATTCAAAGAAAATCAAACGGCTGTATCTTATCTAATTTCTTATATAGAAATATTTGGCACTGTAACTATGATGAAAGATGAACCTAAGCGATTGTATGAAGCTAGTGTTCGAGCAAATAACATTACTACTACTGGATTCGAATTGCACAGCGGTTATGTTGGGAATCATATTGCAAAAGCTATAAATAATGGGTTTTGGATAAACATAGGTCGTGCGTAACCAATGGGGATACAAGAAAAGCGTATACGTGTATGATGGAACAACTTATCCTATTACCTTTCCTACTGCTTTTGATAATGAGTGTTCAGGCGTTTGGCCATCAATAGAACATAAAACATCTGTAGGAGGTAATGAGGTGTTCTATCATACTAATAAAAGTACAACTGGATTTACTCTTATCGCAGATGCTAGCCATTCCCCAAATACTGTTGATGGTGTGGTCTATTTAGCGATTGGGCATTAAGCAGAAATACCAAACGAAAATACGCAACATTTGATATTGGGATACTTAAATACATTATCGTTTGTGAACCATACTTTGAATTTTAATTGATCATATTCGGTGATTAAATTCCAATCTGCTTCACGTGGATTTTTGTATTCAGACTTAGCAAAGAAGCAGGTGGAATAAGGAATTATCCAATTGTGATATTGTCCATCTTCGCCACTTACTCCCCATTGGCTAAAATCCCACAGCACCCTAACGACTAGAGGC